TGTTTCTGAATCTGGTGGCAGTAGCTATTCATTTGATCTTCAAACAAACGGTGCTGGTAATACTGTATTTGGATCAATCATTTATGATGACAATCAAATATTTAAAGCAGACACTGAGTTTAGAGCTTTTGATAATGTGTGTGATAATTTTGATGATAGCATAAATGCTGTTATCTACTTAGACAGGCTTGTAGATGGTCAGCCAATTGTTTTAGGAGAAGAGTATATAGGTACTACGCCAACAGCTTTATACGGGATAGCGACAGATATATCATATAACTTCTTTATTCCTGTATTAATTAATGTATCTAAAGGAACATTTACTTTTCCCGGAGATTGCGGAAACTTTACAGCTGCCTTTGGAACTGCTTCAAATGATGCTAGTGGATTCACCGCAGGATACGATGCTGGTTCTAATGTGTGGACTACTTTATATTCTTTTGATCCAGAAAACATTATAAGCATAGACTCTCTATTATATACATTTAAAGCTGGAGCTATGTGGAAACATAGTGCTGATGCAAATAGAAACACGTATTATGGAACAGCATATAATTCTGTTGTAGAAATTATTTCAGCTGCCAACGCATCTATGGTTAAGACCTTTGAATCTATAAGCTTAGAAGGCACAAATGCTTGGACTACTTTAATTACAAACACAGATCAGAGTGCTAATATATTAGAAGCAACTTATGATAAGCGTGAACGTAACTGGTATGCTTCAATACCAAGAGATGATTCTGCTAATACTGGAGGTTCAACAATAACAGCATTATCTGGTAGTTCAGAAGTATTTGCTTTAGGAGCTGTTAGTAATATTACAGGTGCTGATATAACTTTTAGTAGTGATATAAGCTACATAACATTCCCAATGGGTGCAGCTCTTTATAAAATAAGTGGAACAACTCTTGTTTCTATAAGTAACACTATATCTTCTGTACCTACAGGAACTAAAATAACTTGCGCTTCAACTGTTTCTGGATTAGCTAACGGTGACGAGGTTGTAGCAATAGCAACGGGATCCGTTGAGGGAGATCAGATTCGTGATTACTATGCAAAAATTAAACTAACCAATAGTTCTACTTCAGAGATAGAATTATACGCTGTAAACACCGTATATGCTAAATCTAATCTGGCTAACCAATTAGGACAATAATAATTACCTTTGTATTATGCGCTTAAAGAAAAAAGATAAAACAAAAAAATACGTAGCAGGGGGAATATTGCCGTACATACCTGCCGCAGCACAAGCTATATTTGGAATTTCTCAAATGGCAAGAGGTCAAAAAATGGCAAATCAACTAGCAGAGCCTTCTACTGAAAAACCATCTGAATACGCTGATATGCTTAAGTTGTCTAGAAATAGAGAGGTTGAAGAAAGGCGATTAGACGAACTAAATAGAAACTTAGCCACAGGGATTGCAGCTGCTCAAGCGGGTGGTGGTAGAGCATTGGTAGGTTCGTTACCGGGAATGGTAAGGGCTGGTGATCAAGGAGCTATAAACTTAATGGGTAAGAGACAAGCAGATCAAATGAGAGCATTACAGATTGGTGCTATGGGTAGCGAAAGAGAAATTAATAGAAACATTGCTGCTTATCAAAGAGATTTAGGTGCAGCTCAAGCAGCTATTGAAGGAGGTATTCAAAACATTGCTGGAGGGTTAGGTCAAGCAGGATTAATGGCTTTATATTCAGAACCTAAAAAGAAAAGTGTTGCTGTTGATGATGAGCCTGAATTTGAGATGACTGAAGAACAAAGAGGAGCTTTAAATCAAATACAAAGACAAGCAGAAGAAGATCGATTAAAAGACATAGATGATCCAAGAAAATATGTAAGAAGACCTGATACTGACGATGAGTACAAAGATTTTCAATATGATAATCAATATAATAGTAATGTAAGACGGATGGCAAAGGGAGGTAAAATGACCAAAGGTGCGTTTAATCACGACACAAACCCTATAGATATAGTTCAGAAAGGTGTCAAGGTGGGAGAGATGACAGGTGGAGAGGTAATACTTAACCCTAAACAGCAAGCTAAACTAAGTAAAGAAAGCTCTTATTTTAGAAGTCTTTTGAAAAAATTTAATAAGAATAAGTAATGGCTGAAGTAATACCATCAGGAGTAATTAAGTTGCCAAATTTTGCGGAGATTGGTTATAATTTAAAGAGGCAAAAAACTCAAGACGCTCTAAGGGCAGAGGAATTCTCATCTCAGTTTGACGAGATTCAAGGTAATTATTTAGCTGCTGATGTAGATGCTGTTCAAGGAGCGTATGATGCTGTTGAAGACGCTAGAGATTTATACTCTCAAGATCCAAATAATGTAGATTACATAAAAGCCCTCAGAAAAGCTCACTCTTACTACGCTAAAATTGCAGGAACAGCAAAATTTCTTGCAGACAACAATAGGTCTTTATCTTCTGACTATAACGCTAACCCTAATAAGTATTCAATTACTAGCATAGATGCATTTGACCTTTTAGAAAAAGACAGAAGTGTAAAAAGAACAGCAGAGCAAATTATTTTATTAGGACAAAACCCTTTAGAGTTTGGGATGTCATATAAATCAGATATCGCAGATCCAAATAAAGCAGTAAATCTTTTACTAGAATCTTTTGATAGAAAGAAAAACGACTATATGACCGCAGAAGGTAATTATGATTTAGATAAGGTCAGAAAAGATTTTAAAAAGATAATGGAGAACAGATCTTATTTGCCTGAAGAAAAACAAGGGGCAATCCTTTATCAAGCTTTTGAAAAAGACTTAATTGGAGATCGCAGTTTAAGAAATCCAATTAGACCAATAGATGTTGATCTTATAAACGAACCTATATTCCAAGAACAAAACCCAAATCTATTTAACGATTATATGGACGGTGTTGTTAATTCTGCAATTAATTTTGTTGCAAGGCAAGGTGTTAGTCCTTATGCTAAAGCTCGAGACGAAGAATCTAAAACAAAAGCATTCCCTGTGTCTCAATGGATGAACATATATAAAGAAACAGATAACGATAAGCGTAAGAATCTTCTTGGAGCAATATTAAATGATCCGGCAAGCGTTAAGAAAGGAATTACTAGTATAGAATTTGGCACAAACAGCAGTGGAGATCAGGTTCTTGAACTTATGTACTCACAACCGAGCCTAAATAAAACGGGTGATAATGGCATCTTTATAGCTAAAAAAGGCGAGCAGCCAACACAAGAAGATTGGGCAATAGCAGGGGTAGCAATACACGGAGTTTCTGACCCTAATCAAATAGAAAAAGCGGCAGGCGGATATTCTACAGTGCCTGAAGATTTTGTGTGGCAAGACTTAACTGGTACATCAGTTAAATCGGATGAAACTAGAAAGCCTATGATGGAAACTCTTAAATATATTCGTAGTAAAATTACAGATGACTATATAACTAAAGTTTACGAAGAAGACTTTGCGGAGAAATTTGCTAAAGATTTTAATGCTCTTGGATTTACAGTTACCGTTCCTACTAATCCATTTAGCGAAAGGGTAATTATAACAGCTCCTAATGGCTCAAAGAAAACGTTTAAAACAAAATTCAGCAAAGGCGAAAAAGAGTCAGATCCTGTTCTTTTAATGAATTTTATTACAGATAATCTTAATACAGCTGCAGTTGAAAGATTTATAGCTTTACGTGAAGAGAAAGCTGGAAACTCAATGAGCGGATTTTAACTAATAAAAGACAAATGAACGAAGAGGCGATACAACAATTATATTCTTTAGCAAAAGGAGAAGGCTATGCTAAATCTATTGAGGAGTTCAAGACTTTAATTAGTTCTGATGAGAAAGCTTTAAGTAATATGTATTCTGTTGCTAAAAGCGAAGGTTATAAAAAAGAAATTGATGATTTTAAAGCCTTAGTTGGCTTTGACGAAGGTCTTAAAAAAAAAAGTCTATCCAGTTCTACGGAATCAGATTTTCTATCTCAAGCACGACCTTCTGTATCGGAGTCTTTAAGTAGCGAATATGTTCCTAAAGGAACTTCCCCTGAGTTTTACGATAGACAGCAAGAGGAAATAGCAAACTCAGCTGCTGCTGAATTATACACTGGCATTGCTCTTTCTAAAGGAAATATTGAAGAGGCTGTTAAAGATCCAAATATGGCTAGACGATTTGGGTTTAAAAATACAATTCTTGAAGATAATTATCGTGTATATAAATCTTTATCCAAAGACCCTATAGCTCAGTCGCTGCCTTTAGATTTACTTGATGAGTCAGGAGCAATTAAAGAAGGCATTATGCCTATTTTAAAAAAGGGAACTATTTCTTTTATTAAAGAAACCCTTAAGGAAGAAGAAAAAAGAAAAGAAAGAAGAGGCAAGGAGAGATATACTGTTCCAGTTATTAGTGAATTAACTTCAGGAGGAGAGGCTATTATTGGTGGTGTTTTAAAGTTTGCTGAGGCTCTAGGGGCTAAAACAGGAGAGCTTGGAGATCTTTTATTAGATGACTCTGGGAAAAGAGCTGAAGATGCCTTAATAACATATGGACTTTCAGATGAAGAGCTATCTCAAGGCTTTATTGAAAATTTTCAAGATGGAAATATTAAGGCTGGTTTTGCTCAACTAGGATCTACACTTATTCAACAAACTCCTCAGCTGTTTACAGCAGCAATGCTTGGGCCATACGGTCTCGCAACTCTTGGAGCTTCCGCTGCTGGTAGCCAGTATGCAGCTGTTCAAGACAGAGATGACCTAAGCCAAGCAGATAAAATGATATATTCTCTAGGTGTTGGAGGAATCGAATACTTAACAGAAAAATTGTTTTTAGGTGATGTAAATCTCTTAAGAAAAACATTTAAAAAGCAAGGTATAAAAGATTTAACTTCAAAAGAATTAGGTGACTTGATGTTTGGTTGGTTGCCAAAAGGAGCTAGAGCTGTTACCGAAGAAGGTTTTGAAGAGGTTCTTGCTAATTCTACGCAAGGCTTGTTAGGTAAATTTATTGCTGATGATGAGATTGACCCAATAGAGATTGTTGAAGGTGGAGTTATTGGTTCACTAATGGGTGGAGGAGCTTTCTTAATTTCTAGAGGATTTTCATCTATTAAAAGTCCTGAAGAAAGAAAGAAAATAAAAGCATTTGAGGAAGCCTTAAAACAATATGATGAGGTAATAAACAACCCTGAAGTTTCAAAAGAAGAAAAAGATTTAATTTCTAATAAAAGAAATGAAGTTCAAAAAGCTTTAGATAATATATTAAAGAAGGTTGATGAATCAGCTAATAAAATGTCTGAAGAGCAGAAGGCTACAAAAATAGATCTTCAAAATAGTCTACGTAAGGCAAGAAGAGATTATTCTAAAATGTCAACTGAAATTGGTAAGAAAGAACAAGAAAATGTAATTTCTGAAATACAGAAAAAAATAGATGCGTTAGAGTTAGAAGAAACAGCTGAAGCTAAAACTGAAGAAACAACAAAGCAAGAGGAAATATTAAAAGAAAAAGTAGAGACTAAAGAAGATGATGCCTTAGATGAAATATCTGAACAAGAACTATCTACTGTTACAGCTGAAGAGCAAAGAGATATTGATTCATTCTTTGATGAAGCAAATGAAAGTACAGAAGTAAAGTCACAAAATCTTGCTATAAACAAAACAGGTGCTGTTGAACAAGATGAGTCTACATTAAAAAGTAGTGTGGAAAGTATTGCCCAATTAGGAGCAAAGGCGATATCTAAAATTTTGCCTAACGTTAAGATTGTATTGCATAAGACAAACGATCAATATTTAAAATACGCTAAACTTGGTGAAGGTCGTGCAGAATATAATCCTGAAAACACAACTATTCATATTAATCTTTCTAAGGCTACAAACACTACTGTTCCTCACGAAATATTTCACGCAGTTTTAATGGAAAAGGTCAAGACTGACCCGGCTATAGCAAAAGCAGCGGAAAGAATGGTTTTATCTGTTCAAAAGGCACTTCCTAAAAACAGCGAGTTAAGTAAGCGTATTGAAGCGTTTGCTAAACAGTACGAAGGGCAATTCCAAAACGAAGAGAGATTGGCTGAATTAGTTGGAATTCTTTCTTCTGAATATAGACAGTTAGATAAACCATCTAAAAATGTAATAGTTGAATTTTTAAAGAGTATAGCTAGGAAGTTTGGTATAGATATAGGTGTTGATTTTGGCAAAGAAGATGCTGATGTTATAGATCTGTTAAATGTAATATCAAGAAAAACCAAAAAGGGTGAGGTTATTGAAGAATCAGATATTCAATCTTTAGAACAAGGAGAGGTTGTGGAAGGAGCTGAAGGAGTTATTCCTGAAAATGTAGAGGATGACGGCCCTTCAATTGACTTAGAGGTAAGACAACAAAAATATCAAATCAATAGAGGTGGTATAGACATTAGTGCCATAAAGCGTGGTTCAATAAATGATATATCTGGAGCAGACGCATTTGTTTTTGCTGGTGACAAGGCGACTTATGGAGAGATAGAAAGCCCTACTGGATTAAAATTTAATTTTTTTGGAGGATTTTTATATCCATACGGCAACAATAGTGGTCTTGGATGGGCAGCCACTAATATGGAAAGTGCTACTAAGTTAAAAAACAAAATAGACAATACTGATGGTGTTGGATTAGTGATGTCGCAAGACAATAAAGGAATTACAGGGAGCTTTAGAATGTTTCAATACTTAAATGCCGAAATTACTCACGCAATTAACAAAGGGGCAAACCCAAAAGAGCTACTATCTTATGTAAATTCAAAATTAAAAGTAGGTAAACAAGCAGCTAAGTTAAAATCTCTTGGTCTGCCTACAGAAATTACAAGTCTAGAACAATTAAATACATTGATGCCATTTGAAAATACATTAATGCCTCAAGCTGAAGGTAGTAATAGGTTTAGCTATGAGCAGAGAGGTAGTTTTGTTTCTCAATTTTTTAGTGCAGAATCATTAAAAAAATTTGGTATACCACCACTTAATAAAACTTCAAAAAGTGATGTGGGTGTATTAGATTATGTAAACGATCCATCACTAACTAAAGTAGGATATGGAGATATTGTTTCTGCTATACAATTTAAAAAGAACGCTGAAATATTAGAGATAAGAGAAGGTGATCCTAATTTTCATCCTTCATACCCATTTGTATTACAAGGTGAGCCAATAATGATATTTAATAATGCGGTTGATGTAAGAAAAGTATTTCCAAAATCTAAACCTGAATCTCCAAAAGCAAATCAAACACCTATAGGAAAGAGATCCAAGACAACTGCTTCTCGTTCAGCTATGGGCGGCCAATATGAAGCAAAAATCCCTAAAGAAATTGATTTATCTGGAGACCCTACTATATCTTTTAAAGCTAGACAACAAAAAATAGACGATGGTTTATCTAAAGCTTCTGGCACTACGCAAGTAGCAACCACTGGAGGTAGTTACGCAACAGCAGCCAACATAATAAATGGATTTGATATTGAAGGAGATGTCTTAGATTATGGGGCAGGTCTTGGGCTTGGAACAGACGTTATGTCAAAACGATTAGGGCGTAAGGTTGATTCTTTTGAACTCAATACTGAAAGATGGGAAGGTAAAGCAAGTCCCACTTACACTAGTGCTAAAGAAATAAATAAAAAGTATGATGCTGTAGTGTCTCTCAATGTAGTGAATGTAGTTCCTAAAGATGTCAGAGATTTTATAGTTCAAGATATTTTTTCTAAACTTAACGAAGGGGGAACAGCAATAATAAGCTCAAGAGGATTTAAAGGAGACATAAGCAATACTAAAAACTTTGAAAAAGGGCCAGAAGAAAAAAGTTATATTGTTAAAAGAAAACAAAAAGGAAAAGTTATAGATGTATATCAAAAAGGTTTTGATGGTAACGAGCTTGTAGATTATGTTCAAGAGTTACTAGGAACTGGAGCTGTTGTGACTAAAAATAACACATTTGGCAAGGCTGGAGTTGTTGTAACAAAAGCTCAGCAAGCTCGTCAACAAAAAATAACAGGAAGAGAACAAAAAAATATTGAGTCTTACATTTTGGAAGCTAGGCGTAACAACTTCAGAGACGCTGTAATAAAAGACTACCTAGTAAGGGTACAGAAATTTCCTGCAAAGCTTGTAAACAGCTTGATGTCAATTAATATAGATGTATTTGACTCAATGCCAAAAAGTTTTGGTGATATAGATGGTGGAGCGCAAGCAGGATTAAAATTGTTTAACAGAATAAGAGCTTTTAGAGAAAAACTTATTCAAGAAAACGCAAAAAGAGATCAATTAACACCCACTGAGCTTAAGAAAAAGATAAGCAAGTTTAGAAAGAAAAAGCAAGAAGAGCTTAAAAATAACAAAAAGTACATTGAACAAATAAAAAAAGAAGAAGGTGTAGAGTTTGTTGAGATGAGCGAAGAGGTCATTAAACTTAAAGCAAAAATTGAAAAAGAAATTCAAGATTATGCTCAAAAGCAAACTGAGATTAATGATTCAAAGCCTCCTATTCTTACTGAGCAAGAAATACTTGACAAGACTGTAGAGTTTTTAGAAAAACAACCTGAATATAAAAATGCAGCTGATGCAAAAACTAAAGCTATATCTACACAACAAGCAAGAATGCTTAGTGATATGCAAAGCTCTGTAGGAATTCGACCTTCTCAAAACTTAACTAGTAAAATTTCTCAAGCTAGATTAGCTCTTCGTGAAAGAACAAAGGGAGCAAGGAGTTTACAAAAGATTAAGACAGAAGTAAGAAATTTTATTCGTAAAGCTTTACCTAAAGAAATATACACTAAAGGAAATGTAATTCAGTTAATTGATAAAGTAAATGCAGCAACTGAAGGAAACATTAATAACATATTAGATGAGGTAACTTCCTTTGTGATTAAGACAAACATTAAAGCACTAAAGAGAAATATAGATGGTGTTTTAAATGGCACTTATCAAGTAGTTGAAAACGGACGATTAAAGCCAAAGAAAATAAGTGATGCTGTTAGAAAAAGAATAGATAGAATAAAATCAAATTTACTTGGATCTAAAGCAACTCCAGAAGAAATAGGTCAGTTCAATGAGTCACTTCTTAAAAGAATAAACGAATTATCTCAAGAGATTGAACAAACAGTTGAGCAGAGAGAAGAGATGGTTGACCTTGAGTTAGCAATGAAGTACAATAATTCTATTCAGATAGAAAACGATAACCCTAAAAAAGTTTCAGAACTAGACGCTATTTATTCTACACTTGGAGAGATGATTACGTTTGGTAAGTCTTTACTACAACAAGAGTTGCTTGAAAGCCATCAGTCATATCTTGCACAACTTGAGGCAGGAAATGAGGCTATTACTGGTGAATACATAGATATGTCAGATCCAAATGTTAAGAATGAACTAAACAAGAAAAGAAAACAAAGAAAAGGTGATGAGAAAAGAAGGAGAATGACTCAAAACGTTGTAAGGCGTTTCTTCTCTGGTTTATTTAGCAGGTTTGACAATTTTGTTTTTGGATCATCTGAAGCGATGGATGGTTTAATGGAAAGAATCGATAAACTTCCCGGTGAAATGTTTGGTGGTAGACTAAATGAAATGTTTACCGATAAAGTAGATGAAGCTTCTATCAGATTTAAGATGAGGATGATGGAAATTGAGTCTCAGATCGCAGGATTTCTTTATGATAATTATGGTAAAAATTGGAAAAAAGTATCTAGACTAAATAGAAAGCAAGTAGATCAAGGTATTGAGTTGCAAGAAGGTGTTATGTTAGAGCCTCTTAGTCAAGATGAAATAGCTTATTTCTACAATATGTATAAAGACCCGGCACTGAGACCTTCTTTTGCAAATGCAGAAATGTGGGGTGTTGAAGTTATAAACTCTAATGATAGCGCAGAAGAAAAAGAAAGAAAACAAAACCTTAATAAACAAAATGCTGACAGGGTAATGAAAGAGCTTGAGGCAAAACTAGAGCCTAAAGTAAAAGCGTTAGCCGACTGGCAAGTAGATGTCTTATATCCTCAGCTATATGAAGAATACAACAGGGTTTATAAAAAACTTTATAGAACTGATTTGCCGTGGAGTGAATTTTATGCAGGTACAGTATACAGAGAAGGAACTCAAGAAAGTGATCTTGACATAATTAATTTGTTAGGACAAGGGAATATGTATAAAACAGCTGTTGGAGCTGGAGCTACTAAGGTTCGTCAAAACAGCAGGTCTGCAATTAAAGCTATGAATCAGATGGACGTTTTAAATACGTACATTAATGATATGGAATACTTTGCTGCTTACGGTGAAGTAGTTAGAGATCTAGATAAATTCTTTTCTAATAAGTATATAAAATCTTCAATTGAAGACATACACGGTAAAGAAATATACTCCTTTATTAAGGATATGATACAAAAGATAGCTTCTAGAGGCCAACAGTCAGGGATTAAGGCAAAGGTTATAAACGGAATGAATAATGCATTTATTATTTCTAGGCTTGCGTTAAGTCCAGTCATTACAATAAAACAGCTAACCTCTACATTCACCTATGCTAATGACATTGGTTTTAGAAACTGGCTAAAGTATGCAGCTAAAAACAAACTACAACAGATGAAAGTCTGGAAAGAGGTTACAGAGAATTCTGTTTATATGAAAGACAGAAACAATCAAAGCATTATGACGGCCATTGAAACTTATTCTGACTCAAGAATGAAAGAGTTTCTTCCTAATTCAAGAGTTAAAGATTTTCTATCTGGCCCAGCTAAAAATTGGCTTGTTAATTTTGCAATGTACACGACTAAAATTGGTGATAGGGGTGCTATTATGCTTGGTGGCTTACCAAACTACTCTTATTATAAAGACAAAGCTTTAAAAGAGGGTAAATCAGAGCAAGAGGCGATTAAGATTGCAATTAAAAAATTTGAGAGGGATACAAAAAGAACTCAGCAGTCAGCAGACTTACAGGATAAGGATTATTTACAAACAGGTGATCCACTAACAAGGGCTATGAATATGTTCCTCACTACTCCAAAACAATATTTAAGAAAAGAAATTATAGCGATAAGAAACCTTTATAGAGCAATAAGCGGTAAAGATTATAAGGGGACTGTGGGTCAGAACATAAGAACTTTTGCTATGTACCACGCCTTTATGCCAATGTTGTTTCAATATGTTTCTATGGGGCTACCCGGTATCCTTAGAGGATGGAGAGATGATGACGATGAAGATTTACTAAGGGCTGGAGTTATAGGCAACTTAAACGCTCTATTTATTATTGGAGAGGTTGTCCAAACAGTAGGTGATTACTTCACAGATAAGCCTTGGGCTGGAAGCCAAGCAAAAACAGTCGGTCTTATTCAGATAGCAAACGGTGTTGTAAAAGATTTAGTTAAAGCTGGCAACTTAAAAGATGAAGAGAAAAAAGCAAAGGCTTATAGAGACGCATACTATGAACTTTCTACATTAGTGGGACTGCCAATGCCAACCATTGCTAAGTTCTTTGATAATTACGGAGAATTGGGTTCTGAGTCTGACGTTGGCACGATAATACTAAGACTTCTTAATTATTCTAATTATCAAATTGAAGGGCCAAAAAAGAGAGGATCAGGCAAAAGCAGTAAGACTATGAATGATTTTTATGAGAAAATGAGAAGGGAAAGAGAAGGGTCTTAAAGCTGTAAAAAAGGTAAAAATTTATACATAATAAAACGTAACTTTACCCGACTAAAGTGCTTACTTTTTTATATAAATATGACCCTAAAAATTAACAGATACTTACTATGCGTTACGTTGTTTTTTGCTACAATTTTGTTTCCCAGTTGCGGAGCAAATTGGCATCTGCAAAGAGCAGTAAAACTAGATCCATCGATCCTCCAACAGAAGACGATAACTGTCACGGACACGGTTGTGACAGAGCCGACTGCTGTATTGGATACGGTCACCATCTCAAACACGGATACCGTGGAGATAGTAAAGAACAACTTCCGAGTCAAAATTATGCGGAGCTTCGACACCCTTATAATCGATGGCGGTTGTGATGCTGATACTGTCGTACGCACTGTTAGCGTTGTTGTTCCTAAACTCGTGTTTAAGGAGTCTAGACTTCAGCGAGTTCAGCGATATACCTTTTGGGGATTCATCAGTATACTACTAGTAGCTATTGGCGTACTAACAGTTAGGAAATCAATTAAGTTTTAAATAATGGCTAGACTTCAAGTTCAAACCTTTTTTAAGAAAAAGGCGAAGGTGAGGCGACCCGGTGTGGTTGCTAAATCTAAATCAAGTAATCTAAAAACATCAAAACTCTATAAAAAAAAATATCGTGGACAAGGAAAATAACAAAGAATACAAGACAGAAAATCAATTTGATAATTGGCTAATAGACCTAGAACAAAAGAACCAACCAAGCTGTAGCGTAGATAGTCCAGATGACTGCGAAGCTTGTGGTTCGTAATGAAGGGTTGGTGTTCTCTTCGTCCCGTAGAATGTAAATGTAAGAATGGCGAGTGTCCTAATAAATCAAATACTAGGAAATAGTTTTCTGGCCTGTTCAGCATTTCTATAATATACCCTAAGTGTATTTAGCTCTTTTTCTTGCTTTTTTATAACTACATCTTTTTTATGTAATTTATCTTTTAATTCAACAAGTTGATTTAATAAAGCAGTATTGTCTATACCATTAAATTCTTTTTCAGAGATTTTAGGAATGTCGTATCTTCTAAATATTTCTTTTGCTAGATTGTATAAGTCTGTATATTCAGGGTAATACTTTAAATGCCATTCGTGTCCTTTAGCATAGTGAACAATCGTAGCGTGGTTTTTATTAAGAACAGAAGCAATATTAGTTTTTGTAGCTCTTGGAAGAAAGGCATTTGAAAAAGCCATACGCATAAGTACGTTTCTTCTATGCCTTGATATTCTTGCATTCGGGCCAAAAAAAGCTTCTTTTGCTTCTAAAAGTAATGGCATTGTAAATAAGTGTGGAGTATGTTTCATTGTATTTAATTTAATTTAGGTTTCCATCCGCATCTTTCTGCGAACACTGGGTCGATTTCTGATATTTTCTTAAGAATAACTTTCTCTTTTTCTTTAGCTTCTAATCTCTCTTCTTTCGTTGAGTCTTTACCACAAGCAGTAAAAAGATTAGCGGCTTCCTGAAGTAACCTATCTATTCTAAGCTTTCTTCCTTTACAAGTATGGTAGTTTGCTTTCATATTAAAATATTAGTTAAGTTTTTGCCAACAGATATATTATAGTAACCTACTTCTTTTAACACATCTTTTTGTTTATGAAAATCTGTTGTCTGTGGCATAAACCTGTTCTCCCAAGAAGGCGAATTTAAATCATTCACTTTAAATGACCATACACCTTTTGGAGTTGAGTTTATGTATATAGCTGTTGTGTTGTTCTTTTTTGCTCTCATAATTAAAGCATTATACTTAATCCTTTCTATTAACAGATCATCATAATGAGTTCTTCGACATTTTAATTCTATATCTATATTATGTTCTTTAGAATAGCAATCATACTTTGACATTTGGTCTTCGCACTTCTTTAGATCTGGAATAATATTCTTTTTTATCAAATCAAAAAGTTCCTTCTCATTGTGTATCATTGCTGTTCTTTATACTCTTGTATTGCTGATCTTATGAAGTCTAGCTCTGATCTGAACCACCTACTATACTTATTGGTAATAGCTGCGATTTCTTCAGTGCTAACATTTGGTTTACCTGATATTGTGTGTAAGTCTTCGTATAGGCTTGTTGTTAGTTTATGTATCCTTTCGGTAGCTTTATGATACAGATCGCTAAGTTCTTTTTCTTTCATATTACATTTTTTGATATCCGTAACATTTGATCTTAGCTACAAAGGTATTCTTTTCTACATCTTGGTCGTGTTCCGTTTTTTGTGAGAAAAAGTATCTAGGACTATCATCCTTAACATATCCATTTTTTCTAAGATAATCAGCAAGAAATTTCGCACAAATAATAGCATTATCCACATCATAGTTACAGTTATAGCGAACGTATATGCTAAAACGTAACATAGTAAACGGATCAATTGAATCAAGAGACTCTTTAATTTCATTCCAATACGACTCTTTAAATTTCGACCTGACTGTCCAGTGTCTTCCAGAATAAAATTGATTAAGGCTTGGGGGCTTTGGTAATTTAATTTGGATTTCATTATAATCAAGCATTTAGTAAAGTTATTAGAAAGCAGACTCATCTCCTAATGGAAGTTGCATTTTTTTGTTTTTTTGTGCTAAAATAGACTCAAATAAGCGTTTATTTGTCTTTTTATTGACAAAAGCAGTGTTAGACTGCTCTAATTCAAAAAGCACAGGACTGTCTATCATTGTTGGCTGACCTCCTGTTTCAGTTTCCCGAACCTTTCTAACGTGAAACTCCATCGTCCTTCGCATATCATATTCTGGGTGCTGGACTTTTCTGTGAAACGTCAAAAAACAATCGCTACGATTCACCGTACGGCCACCGCCTTCAGTGTCCTCTGCATATGGAGCTATTGGCAATTCATCTGGGCCTTTTCTCCTTTGTGCTTCCGTAACAGCGTGAGCATTAACCCAAACAGCTATAGTATGTTTATTAGAGAAAGTTAAAAGTTCACTAGCAGCTTCGTAGTGATACTCGTGGGTAGACAAAGCGTTACCTTGACTCATCTCTATCTTAAGAGCATTGTAAGGATCAATAAAAAACCCATCATAATTACCCTGCCTCAACAGCTTTTCTCCAAAGACTATAAGGTCTGTATAGCTGTAAACTTGATTATTACTTACCACTTTAAAGTGTTTATTAACCCATTTATATGCCTCGTTGATCTCAGAATTCCTCATCTCACTTAATGGAAGATTAACAGCAAATGACATAAGCTTTGCTTTTATAGCTGCCGTCTTATTCTCAGCAGAGTAAACTATCCACTTCCATCCGTGGCGTATAGATACATTAACCATTAGATACAATGCAAATGTTGTTTTACCTACATTACTGATACCATTTATAACTAAGAATTCTCTTTTGTATTTAAAGAATTCATCTAAATACTCATCACCGGTATCTAAGCCTAATTCTAATTTACCTGCTATAAAATCTTGTATCCAACGAAAGTCTTCATCATCAGAAGAAACGAAAGACATATCGCCATCATTGATCTGCATCTCTAGCTTTATCTGACTTTCTCCTTTTATTAACTCTCCTATAGGCAATGCTTTTCCTCTCTCTATGCCATCTCTGATTGTGTTTCTAGCCACCTCTGGACTGTCAATCTCCCTCCTAGACAACTCTCTCTCAAGAATACGTATAGCCTCGTCCTCTTCCATTCTTCCAGCAGAGATATATCCACCACAAAGAATAGATGCTCTAAGTAATACAGAATGTTTCTCTCCATCATCAGCCTTGCGAAGCATAGAGCTTACAATAGCCAACTTGTTGTAGTCGGTATATGTTTCTTTATGTTCAGCTTTTTGACTTAATGCTTTTTCGGATATTAGTTTAGTAAAAACAGATGAAGCTTCTTTGATTACTATATCCTTATCATAGCTTTCAAAACAAGCTCTTGATTCGTTGATTCCAGAGGGGTCAACTTCTAGCCCATATGTTCTGTCAAAATATGCTTGTAATGCACGGAAATGATCTCTATGGTTAGACGGACTATTAACTTTAACTAAAGCCTTTAAGCCTTCACCCGATGGTGATATCCAACAGGCATAAACATATTCATCGGTAGCTAATATGCTCTTGCTGCCAATAACTTCTATATGATCAAAGTCTAATACTATAAGTCCGCTATGCTCTGATAACGACTCATCTTTTCTGTCTTTAAACTTTCCAGACCAAAGGGCAATGGGTAGTTCTTTTTTCTCCTCCTTATGCCCCTCTCTTATCTTCTGTATCTTAAGTCGATGTCGAGACCCAGTTCGTATCCTCTCCAGTGCTGTAGGAATATCTACGTATATCGGGTTGTCCGTCTCCTTTATGTTCTTGAATAGTGTTACTTGTGTCATTGGTGTGTTGTTCTTTTCTTAATTGAACTCGATATAAAATAAGGTAGCCTATAAGATCAAGCATAGTGTCTTCAGTCTTATCATTTAACCCTACTGTTTTAATTCGGCTTAACTTATCGTCTAGCCTAGCTAATATAGCTTCTTTTGGTGAAAGCTTTGAAAATATTTGGGGAGGTTTATTGGCTGTATCCCCATAAGCCTTATTCTTCTTTAGCAATAAAGATATAATTTCTTCTGCTACTTCTTTAATATAATCTTCTGTTTTTTTCATAGTTTGTCGTTAGGTGCTTTAGTGCAATGAATACTAGAATAGTTAGTGTCATCAACTACTTGGTCGTATTCGTTTAGGTCATACTCTCCAGAGAGATCAACATTTCTTTTTGAACCATCATCATTTATATAGGTTCTTACTCTTGAAATAGTAATCAATTCTCCAGTTTTTTTATTCTTAAACTGTATCATATACTTTAACGGTCTTTGATGGACGATATTATGCAAATTATTAATAATATAAAACTTAAAAGTAATACTATATCAGAAATAAAACTCTTCATTCTTCTGTATCGAAATCATTTATTGAGTAAACTTCACAATCTACATCTTCTATTTTTCCCTCATTACCCCACATTGATAATGTTTCTATAGATGCATTAAAAAACAAGAAAGCAAAATACACATCTATTTCTAACGATCTTTGAACAATGCCTTTTTCTAGGTTGTCTTTTAATCCTGTAGCATACTCTAAATCCAAACTTGGTAATAGAGATAATCTACAACGCGACCAATAAGCATTTTTGCTTGTAATTACTATTTTCATTTCTTTTTAATATTTTTTCGTTCAATCCATCTGCTATACATCTTAGCCGCAACAGCTAACCTCTGAGGATAAAACTTATATGTTTTTTTTAGCTTGGCTAATGCTATTCTTATAAACTGATCTCTCATAACTAATGGTTTGTTTCTCCAATTACTTTCTTGCTATCTATCTTAATAATAACTACTCCTTTTTTAGCAGCTGCTCCATAAACTCTGTTTTCTAGATTTGTCATAGACTTCTTGTCGTGTAACATTATATCTCTAGCTGTTTCTCTTGTTGTAACAATCCAAGATTTCTTTTTAAGTTTAATCTTTTTCTTTTGATAAGATATTGTTACTTGCATATAATAAATCGGGCTTCCCAACATTAATTTTAATCTTATGAATTAGATGCTTAACAGCATAAAATGAATCTAGCTTTCCTTGTTTTAACTGCTCCCTTATCGGAAACCAATAAGACGTTACGCAGTTGTCTTTATCTTTTCTACCATCGATAAAAAATACTACATAATCTACCTGATCACTGAAAGGTTCAAAGATCATATACTTTCCTTGCATAGTGCAGTGAAGCAGGGCAAACTTATAGTCCTCTTCTCTTTTATCATCGTTGCTTTTAAGTAGAAAAAAGGGAGGGTTGACGTTTGTCAGTTCCCTCCCCCATTCTAAAGAGATCAATGATATGATCGCCTTGTCTATCACTAGAACGGCAAATCTTCTTTTCTCTGTTCTCTAGGGTCGTAGACACTCAATGATGGGTATCCTTCTCTCCACTCAGTAATGTTAATGTTAATGTTGCCCTTCTCAGTAGCAAACTGCTTAAGCTCTTCAAGCTGTTCTACTTTGAATGCCACACGACATTTCATTCTAATTTTACCGCCCTCTGGATATTCAGGGGCAGCTACAAAACCATAACGTTTCTTTTTTTCAGGTGTTGCTTCCATAATTATAATTGATTTTTAGATTTCTCTATGAATAAAATACTCTTGACTGGATAGATCTCCATCAAGATATGAGCGGATAATGTCCACTCCTGTTTCAAACTTTCGTTTGCCAGATTCTAATGTTCGCTCAGAACACGTAAATAATCCCATTGTATAGGGATATGTTGTTTCTTGCACAACCCACATATAATCTTTAATACCAGTGAGTTGCGAATAGACATATGCTTGTAAATCATAAGAGAAGTTAAATACGGAACCCCGGAAGGAATTTACTGATCTAGCACTCTTAACGTCCACTATGTAGTCTTTACCCTTAGCATCTAAAAATCCGTGAACAGGGACATCTTTTATAAACCCGGAAGCTTCATACTGATATTCAGCATCGGCTAAATACATATCATACATATTTGTAGATTTCAATCTTTTGATCATATCTAAAGCCTTATGATAATCTTCTCCAGATAAAAGTTTTTTACCTTCTACCCCTTCAGAAAATTTCTGTTTCCAATCTCTATATTTTTTGGTAACTCTAGGATTCTTTCCGCCAATCTCATCTACAATTTCTCTATCGTCCATAACAGCAAACCGATCTTTAAACTTATCCTTTTCAAATAAGAGACAATCGTATGCAGAACCAAAAGTTAATGCATCAGAATCCTTGTAGTAAGTCCCTGCACAATAAGCCTCAAAGCTAACTAAATCTTCAACAGCTAGTTTAATAGAGCTGTAAGATAACCAGCTCTTTCCTGTTTTCTTTTGTAAATCAACAGCAAACTGCATTAGACTAAAGCGTTTAACTCATTCTTTTGTGCATCTGTAAATATATCACCATACCATTTCAAAGACATTTGGACTGCCTCTTTTTTGTTTCCGTGATTACCAATATACTCTTTAGCTAAAGCAAACTTTTCTTCGCTAGTATCTTCCTTCTTAACAACTTTCTTTTCTACCTTTTTTGGAGCTGTAGTTTTACCATCATCTTTAGAAGGTAAATCTTCACCTGCATAAACGTAAAGTCCAAGTCCGTGTCTAGCAATAGCCTTAGTCAAGCTACGCTGTATGGTCTTGTTTACATCGGTAGATGTTATGTTACTCATAGATATAGACTTATTTCTATAGTCCATTACCGGGAGGTACTCAATGTGTTCTACATCTTCAATAGTTACTCCTGTCTTTACCCAAGCTGTCTTGCCATCGGTATGATAGAACATTCCTTCTGCGCTTTCGTATATAGTATATATAGCTGTTGGATAGTTCTCCTTAGTTACTTGCCAAGCCCACGCCCAAGACAGATATGTTAGTCCGTTTTTATTCTCGGTGTGTTCGTTGACATTAATCGCATTCAATGTTTCGAATACAGATTTCTTCTTAGTGGTTGTTTTAGTTGCCATAATTTGAATTTAAAATTTAATTGATATAAAGTTACTGATTATTAGATGAATAGCAAAACACTATTCTTATTTATAAGATTTCCAGATAGTGCAGAAGCATCCCCAAATCACTTATATTTCGTTTAGCGTTGTTATTTAATTCTTAATGAATAAAAATTAAACGTTCGTTACTTTTTCCGCTAAACCCTGTTTGCTGTTAATCTTTTTGCTTTCTTCTAACTCACGTTCAAGAGCTTGAATTCTGTAAGTTAGAAACGATATTAGTTCTTCTGTGTTGCTGTTCATAATATTTGTTGTTGCGAAGTTACACTACTTTTGACCACATAATCAAGTTTTTCTGTTAATTTATATTGATTCTAAATAATTATCCCATTGGGTATTTATCTAGTTTGCGCTTAAAGGATTTAGCGTCATTTTCTGTCTTAAAAGAAAATAATATTAATTTACTTGACAGATTTCTTATTACCCATTCCTTCTTTCTGGGAACGTAGTCTACATAAAACGTTTTTCTGGTGTGTGTTGGCATAGTTTTAATCTATTATATAGTTATACTTTTTGTAACATTCCTCAGAACAGAAAATATCTTCTGTTGGATGGCTACCATTATGTTCACCGCATTCTTCGCAGTACTCTGAGACATCCATAGTGTATGGATTGTTTTGATCTAAACTTTCATCGTAGTTCATAGTATTTAGAATAATTTAGTTTGTGTTGTATCATTACTTTCAAGAACGCCAATTGCAGTTTCTAGTATAGTTTTACCAGCTTGATAGTCTACTAGGTTTCTTGCAATTTTAGTTATACGTTGTTTACCCTTATATAATTTAAAGTCATAGTCGTGAAACTCACATAGTGCGTCAACTTCATTTTTTACTTGACTTATAGCAATTCTTCTGTCTTTTAAATCATTAGGCAAATTAAAGTTTGTCCAATATAAATGCCTGCCTCTTTTTTTAGGATTTAAAAAAGGTTTGTAGTATGGTATTACGTTTTCAACCACATACTTACCTTTAAAATGATAATCTAAAAAAATAACTTCTTGATAAAGCTTCATATCCGGGTAAACAGGATCTTTACCATTAGCACCAATTCCCCAATACCTAGCTCTTGAATGAGTAGGACAAGGTGGACTACTCCAGATAAAGTCAAATTGATTGTAGTTTTTTAACAGATACTGGTGTGCATCTTCAACTATTACTTTGTCATCAGGAAACCTTTCTTGATATAGTTTTGCTAAATCCCGGTCTAATTCTACCGCAGTAATTTCGTGGTCATCCCCCCACTTGTATCTGTTGCCACCTAAACAAGCGTATAAATTTAAAATTCTCATCGTATGTTATTTAAAAAATCAATTACTTTATCTCTCTCGTCAATGTAGTATTTCAACATTGGATCATCTTTAGTTAATCCTAAAGTTCTTTCGCAATAATGTATTGACATATTGAGATTTTTCTTTTTCTCGTTATACTCGTCTTCTTGTGTTCTCATTTCTATTAATTTAAATTTAACAATTTTTGTAATATTCTTCAAACAGCTCAGATATTTTTTCGTTTGTATCTAAGCAATCAATTACTTCTCCTTGAGAAATAACATCTGCAAAGGAAACATAAACTGTATCCTCATAATTTATTGAATAAACCTCACAGTTACTAAGCATTTTTAAGCTGTCTATTGAGTCGTTACTCAAGTTGTGTTTTGATTTGAATTCTTTGTATGTCATTTTATTAAAGATTTTTATGGTGTTTATGAACTTTAGATGCGAACTGCCTAAATTTCTTCTTGTTTTTCATTGTCTCTATATCCTTTTTGACAATATCGTCATTATTTAAAGGAATAAATTTAACCTTATCGTTACCGGGTTTGCTTTTAACAGCTTTCTTTTTTAAAGGTTTTAACATCTCAGGTCGATTCTCTCGAACCCACTCAATATAACCTCTATCATAGGTCTGGACATCTGTCCACTTTTTACCCTTGTACTTTCCTGATCTTAAAATATAATTCATTTCCATTTATTTTTAGTTTTCGGTTGCTTATCGTAGTGCAAAAGCATTTTTAACATCCTAAGTTCTTCCTTAGCTTTTTCAATGTCAAATTCGACAATTTCTAGTTTATGATTTTCAAGTAATGATCGCTTTATTTTATTTACGCTATCCATATTTAAAATGTTTATTTAATTAATGAAATTAATACATCTATTATTGTGTAGGTCATCACGATGTATACGAAGATTGTTAACAGCAAAAAGAACACTCCTATTGCCATTGTGACCAAGTTGCTGTATGGTTTCATACTCAACTTATAATTGACTCTATTACAGAACATATATATAGCGGTATAACGAATGTTAAAACCATTAACATAAGAGCTACAAATAGAGCTATTGATTTTTCAAAATACTTTGTCATTTTAAATGATTAATAAAGGTTAATAATTGAGTTTATTTTTTCTACTTCAGATTCATTCAAAATATTTTTATATTCATATAGGTATTCATCAAGGGATAACGTGTTACTCATTTTGTATTTATAATCTAAATCGTGCATTATTTCTAAAGCTAAATGACTAACATAAATTTCTTTTGTTCTAGAATCAACAAACCTTTCAGATTCGCATTCAATCCATTGTTTTAAACTTCGATAACCCACTCTTGAATAAATAACAGATTCTAAGGTTGAAATATTAAATCCATTAATACTACAAACCAATCTTAATTCTTCTACAGTTGCTACATCTAACTCTATAATAGAGTCCCATATTAAATCTTTTGTGTCGTACATAATTGTGTTGCTTATTTGTTTTAGTTTATAATTTCCGGGGACTCTGGACCATCCAGTGATTTGCTACCCGGTCACCATTTACCACCAAAAGTCCGCATATCTCTATGCAGACTGATGGCAGAACCAAACAAAAAACTACGTTAGAAGGCGAGTTAATCGGTTTATTGCATTCAAATAATATTCACCATAATATTCTATTGGATTTACATTAAACCTTCCGCTTTCATCATAATATGGATTTTTAATTACTGAATCCTCAAATACAAAATCTACATAATCTTCATCTATTTCTCCATTATAGACTTGATTTAGTAAATCTGCCACTAACATTTCATTAGTGTCTCCATCTTCTAATTGACAGTGATTTTTTACAAAGAAAATTATATTAATAATCATTTCTCCTACATTTATTTTTGGGATCATTTCTTTGAATGATTCTAAAGTGTGATCGTTCCAAGTGTACTTCATAATTGTGTTGTTTTACTTTATTTGTTTGACTAAGACGCTGTCACAGCGTTTCGGATATTAAATCCTCATCAGTTAGTCTACGCATTTAAAATGGCCCTTTTTCAAGGTTTATTGCTCGTAAAAACGTATCTAAAACCTCAAGTGTTTCCTCATTGCTTGACATACCTATTCTAACAAGATCATTACAGCATTTGAAATCAGTCCTTGTAGATTTTAAAATCTTTCCACCATCAAAATCTACCCACTCTGTTTTATAAGGCTCTTTTGTAGTTGCCGATTCATTGTTTTTAATAACAGATTTAACCTCTTCAATTCTCTTTTTAATTATGTTTTCAAGCTCTACAATTAAAGCAGTACTAGCTAAATTTCCTAAGTTCTGAACGTTTTTGTGTCCTTTTCTTATTTTCTGATCGTTATTTAGAATTTTCATAATTTGTGTTGTTTGTTTGATTAATATCTTGCTAATATAACTAAATGTAATTTAATAAACAAATTGTTAACAACATATGTATCGCAACTTGATAATCAACAGCTTACATATTGCAACAGATTTACACAAGTGCATCCGATAGTATCCCTTGAGCTGTAATATATATATAGGGGTAATTAGTGGAGGGATTATTACGTGAGCTTTGCTGACTAATAAATTATTTCAAATAGCAAGAACTAGTTAGTACAGATAGTAGTCAGTTGCAGACTGATGATCTATCAAAAACTTAGGATATTTTGACGCATTTGGATTAAGGCGAAAGGGGTGGGGTCTGGAAAACAGTTTCGGTTTGCAATCGAAGCCGCTGCAATACCCATATAATCCCCCTTCTAAACATTTCTCAGAAAATTTTCGGGGAACGGCAAAAGGCCAGATATTTCTTGTGATAGAGCTGTTAAATATCAATGGGTTAACAGCAAAATTATGAATATAATACGCCCGTATACAAATTGGAATGGAGTCTCACTTAGTGTTCTGTCCTTTCGTGCTTGGGGTTTTGAGAACCCCGCACTTCAGTAGTATTTAAGTTGAGAGTTTCGTATGGCGAGACGAAATAGTTCATTACGTGAAGTATTGAGTATCGTTGATACCTCGCAGTACTTAGACGAAGTTACAACAAAAAAAGTTAAGATGCAACCCTAAAGTAATACTTTAAGTAAATCTCTTAATGCTCCTTTCTATGGCAGTTAGCGCAGAGAACTCTGCACTTACTTATCTCATCCATAACTAAATCAAAAGAACAGTCTTTAATTAAGTCGGCTATGTGTCCTCTTTTAGTGGAAGGGTCTATGTGGTGGAATTCTAAACATCGAGTATGGCTCTCTCCACAGATCTCACACTTCAATGTCTTTTTATAATTCTCTAATCTTTTTCTCTTTCTGTTTCTATATTCCCGCTTAACCCTTCTTCTTTTATCATTACTTGTTTCTTGTTGGTCTCCCATCAAAGCAAATATAGGTTTATCTTTGTCTTATTATGAAGCTAAGTAAAAACTTTACATTAAAGGAGATGACTAGGTCTGTTACGGCTAAGCGTAGAGACATAGATAATACACCCGATGAACAGCAAATAGAAAACCTAGCAGAACTATGTGAAAAAGTATTACAACCCTTAAGAGATCTTATGGGGCCTATTGTTATTACAAGTGGATATAGAAGTCCTGCTTTGAATACTGCAATAGGTGGAAGTGCTACCTCACAGCATTGTGCTATCAAGGGAGCTGCGGCTGATATAGATATATGCACAGGGGAGTGTGATTATAAGAATGCTGAAGTATTTCATAATATAAAAGATAATTTTGTGTTTGATCAATTAATTTGGGAATTCGGTTCGGAGGAATGCCCCGATTGGGTACACGTATCATATAACTATGGTAAGAACAGAAAACAAATACTTAAGGCAGTAAAGAAAAACGGAAAAACTAAATATTTGAATTATGAAGATTAAGAAGTACGGAAAAGGTGGAATGATGGAGTATGCTTCTGGTGGTATGCTAAAAGCTTTACTTGAAGATCCTAAGCAAAGAGAGATGGCAAAGAAGATGCTGTCTAAAGAATATGAAGGCGGAGGAATGGTTGAGTATGGTGGCGGTGGCTATATGGAGTATGACAAAGGAGGTTATATGAGCAATGAGCAGATGGTTATGGTAAAGGCTGACACATTAGAGGAGGCTACTAAAGCTGTAAAGGCTGCTGTTAAAGCTGGGAATATGACACCTACCCATTACAAAGTAAAAGCTTGTTTCTACGCAGATGAAGATTAGTAAGAGTAAAAAGTACTTTGACGAGAATCCTGAAGCTAAAGCAAAGAAGGATGAGTACAATACTAAATACCATCAGACAAAAGAAAGAAAAAGGTATAGAGCTTTCTTAAATAGGATTAACAGAAAAAAGGGAACTTATGGTAATGGTGACGGCTTAGACTATGATCACGATGAAAAAAAGTTAATACCTGAATCAAAGAATAGAAGTAAAAAAAAGACTAATGAAACTAAAAAGAAAAAAACGAAGGTCACTTCCCGGAATTAGGGTAAAGAAATACGTTGATGGCGGAAAAATTCCTGATATTACAAAATTTGATATATCAGTAGACAGAGAAAAGCTAAAAAAGGGAGTGATGGCTGTTGAAAGTCTTAATGGTATTCTTATGAAGAATCCACAGTCTTCTGCCACAGGTTTATATGGTCAGTTATTTGGAGAGATAGAAAACACTGAAATGTTAAAAGGAGTAACTAGAGATGAGTTTGCCAAAGACATAGAACTTCAAAACAGAGTATGGGAAGAAAGGTTAAAAGGAAACCCAAAAATGTTTAAAGAAAAAAGAACAGGACTTCTTCAAGACGGTGTAGACATATATAATGAATACAAACCTCAGCTTGGAGATAAATTAACTTATACCCCTACAGAACTTGCTGCGCTAAGTAATTTTCTTGGAAGACAAGGAACAAGGATTCTTATGGGAGACGTAATGAGAGATGGTATGTCTATGGCTGAAGCGTTGCCTACCTTTTATGGGGCAAATGCAGAATATGATAACAAAACGCCCGAACAGTATATTAGAGAGTTTAGGGCCGCAACTAGATAATTATGAAAACAAAAAAAAGAGAAACTAAAAAAATGGTAAAGTCTCCAGAGGGATACCACTGGATGTCAGAAGGCGGAAGATATTCTTTAATGAAGCACAAGGGAAAGTTTATTCCTCATAAGGGTGCTGCTCTTGAGATGCCTTTTCGTGTTGTCGATAAGCATTCTGATTCGAAATAATCTTTTTACCTAAAGGAGAGTCCTCAAAACCTTTGAGTCTTTTCTTCTTAACCTTTCTAGGGCCACCCTTTGATTTATCGGGTCTGTCCCTAGCAATGGTGGATTCGTTATAGTCTGTTTCTACCTTTACTTCTCCAGCCATAATTCTATACATCTTTGCAATGAACAGCTTTGACTTCTGAGTCAGAGAGTATCTTACTCTATAGTTAAATCTATTCTCATCTCTAAACCACATACTGTCATCTTCATACCCAACAGCTCTTCTATCAAAGTACTTAAATAAGTAGCCGTCACGCACTAGTGGGCCTATCAGTTTATCCTTAGTTTGGAAGTAACTGACCTTTAACTGTTTACCTAACCATTGGCAAGTAAAGAACTCTAGGTCGTGCATAAAGAACAGGGCTTCTATCTGTCTAGGCTTTAGTGTAGAGTTTTTTCTAGCCCATCGTATAGCTATATAGTAAAACTTAGCAGGAGAGTCTGGTTTATTGTCCAGATATAAGAAATCACGAAACTTCTTGTCTTCTTTTTTGTGGATTCGTTTAGATCCCATAATGAATTGAATTAAATGTATCTTTGTACAAAAGTACTTTATTATGGGAACACTTGCAGGAACAAAGGTAAAAGATGCCTACACATCTCTCTTAAAACTAGAGAGTGGTGTGATAACTACTTCTACTAAGGTGGTAGAAGATGGGGCGGGAAACGATTCCGCTCTTAAAATATCTTCATCAACCGTTGAGGTAGCTGGCACATTAAAATTTGGAACTGCGCCCTCTACTGGGAGTTCGGAAGTTTCTGCTCTGCTGTTAGATTCAAATAACAATGTTGTAAAAAGAACTTTAGGTTCTGCTGCGTTCACTACTGGAGAATCTAATTCTGGAACAGCTCCCATTGCTGTATCAGGAAGTAATGTTATATCCCTAAACGCTCCAACAACATTAAGTCAACTAACAGAGTCTACTGTAGCTATAGCTGATAGCTTCTTTATATATGACGCAAGCGCAACAGCTCATAAGTATATAACCATTCAAGACTTAAAAGATTATGTAACTACAGGAGTTACAGCAGCCGCTGGTGGTAGCAACACTCAAATACAGTTTAATAATTCAGGATCTCTTAGTGGTTCTTCTTTATTTACATTTAGCACATCAACTTTGTTTTATGGTGGTAATAGTTTTGTTATAAGAGAGCCAAGCTCAGGATCTGCCTCTACAGCCTTAAGCTCTGAAAGTGCAACTATAGCAAATTCGGCAACAAATCAAAGTTTATTTACAGTTCCTAACTTAAGTACTAGAGGAGCAATAATTGATTATGTTATATATAATTCAGGTGAAACTAGAAAAAGAGTAGGAACATTAGCTGCTGTATGGAATACTCAAGATGCAACTGTAAATCCAGCTTTTTCAGATTCTGTTTTGGTTCAATTAGGAACATCTACAACTTCAGAATTTACTTTTACTGTAGTATATATTGATGATGCTGGTTTGTTTCATATTAGGGCAAGCAATTCAGTGGGAGAAACTATGTATTTTAGAGCAAGCGTTAAATTGCTTTTGAATGCATCATAATGAATAAAGAAGAAGAAAACAAGCTTGAATTTTTTATAAAGGTTAGAGAGAAGTTTGAGGATATAGAAGACCTAGCTGAAGATTACGGTCTAAAGAAAGACTTTATGTCTGTAATGTGCGTTGGTATTATAGAAGAAGACATTTCTCCACTACGCTATAAGGTAAATGCTATTTCTAGTATCTTTGTCGATAATGAAAGTGAATTAGCTTCTTTGATGTCTCATATAGCAGGCTCATATGATAAAGGCGATGATGACTTTAGTAATATAGACTACTGGCTAAACAGAGAAGGTGGAGATGCTTAAATTTAAATTGAAATGGAAATCATTCGTAAAATTATCGTGGGTAACGACCCACTTAAAGCGATGGCTTACTATGTAGGTCAGAAAGCTGGAGCTGGCGAAGTAAACGCCATCTTATTAGATAGAAAACATTTAGACAGATATAAAGAAAGACGATACGTCATTTATATCAAAGATCAGAATGGAGACTTAGCTTTATGGAAGGCTGTAGAAAACGCGCCCGTATTACTTGAATTTGATTGTAACTTCTGATGAGACCACTAAGTAATTTTGTTGTTTACGTTCCTAAGAAAGTGAACGAGACTAAAAAGATAGGAGACGTTGAGATATATATCGAAACTAAGTTCAATGAGTTTGAGCATAGGGTTATGGAAGGTGAAGTCGTTGGCATCCCGGAGAAGTACAAAACGCAGGTAGCTGTTGGAGACACACTTTACTTTCATCATCACGTTGTAATAACACCTCAAGTTATTGATGAGAAGAATGACTTGTATCAGGTTAACTACAGTCCAGACGGTGGTCACTCTACACAATCTTATATTGTGAAGAAAAAAGACACCAATGAAATAATAGCTTTAGATGATTGGGTATTTTTAGATCCTATAAAGCCAGAGCCTAAACTAAAAAGTGATATCCTTGAACTTGTATCTTTTGAAGAAGAGGTAAACTATAAAGGAAAAATTATGTACGCTAGTGATAAGATAAAAGAGCTAGGGTTAAAAATAGGAGATGTCGTTTGGTTTACGAAAAACTCCGACTATGAAATGCAAATTGATGATAAAAAACTATGGAGAGTGCTAATTCAAAATCTAACAATAGTAGAAAAGTAAAATTTACAACAGCTAAAGCATCAGTAGATTTAATTAAAGCTATGGAGTCAGCAATTAAGAATATGACTTCAGAAATACAAAAGCCTGTAGATCAAGATCTTACGGGGTCTGCACGTAAAGCAGAACTTCAAGCCATCAAGGATACTGCATTGGCTTGTAAGGAGTTAATTATAGAGCGTCAAAAGTTAGAGGAATTAGTGTCATCATTAGGAGATAATGGTGAAATATCTAAAGAGATAGATTATCGAGGTGGCTTTGCAGAAAAATTCGTTAAAAAATAATGGCGGGTCTTAAAATTATAGACGATCAAGCTATTGTTAATGTATGTTTCAATGATACGGAAGGAGACATAGAAGAAATTGCTTGTTTAAACATACAATTGCCAAAGAAACCTAAAAAGAAAGACATACTATTTCACGACCTCCCAAAAAAAGATCAGCATTGGAGAAGGTATGATATGCCTAAAGATTTAAATACTGTAACTTCTATGGAAGATTGGTATTCAGCTCCTAAAGAATTCCAACAAAAGTATGCTCCATACATAGAGCAAGAGTTTAGAAGACGAAGAGAAGGTGTTTGGTTTTACAATAATGGTGTTCCAACATACATTACTGGTCATCACTATATGTTTTTGCAATGGAGTAAGATAGATATCGGATATCCTAGTTATTTAGAATTTCAAAGAAGGCTGTTTATTCACTTCTCTGCTTGCGAGGCTGATCCAAGATGTATGGGTCAGATATACACTAAGTGTAGAAGATCCGGGTACACAAATATGAGTTCTAGCATAATGGTAAACGAAGCTACTCAGGTAAAAGAAAAGCTGTTAGGTATAATGAGTAAAACTGGAACGGATGCTCAGTCGGCAGTATTCTCAAGTAAGGTGATCCCTATATACAAGTCTTATCCATTTTTCTTTCAGCCTATTCTTGATGGTACAACAAATCCTCGTCAAGAGTTAGCATTCAGAGAGCCTTCAAAGAGGATTACAAAAAAGAACAAGAGTGTTCAAAAGGGCGAAGCTTTAGATACAATAATAAATTGGAAGAATACTGTTAGTAATGCATATGACGGATCAAAGACTCACCTTTTATTCTTAGATGAGGCGGGTAAGTTTGAGAAAGGCATTGATATACGAGAGGTGTGGAGAATACACAGAACTTGTCTTTTGGTAGGTAGAAGAGTTATAGGTAAATCGTTAGTAGGATCTACAGTAAATCCGTTAGATAAAGGGGGTCGTGAATACAGAGACTTATATAAAGATTCAGATCCTTTAGATAGAAACGAAAACGGAAGAACAAAGAGTGGTCTTTACTCAATATTCATTCCCGCTTATGAGGCACTAGAAGGATTCTTTGATCAGTACGGTAATCCTATAATCGATGACCCAGAGTCTATGGTTCTTACCGAAGATGGAACTCCTACGGAGATAGGTGCTAAGACTTTTTTGAAAAATGAACGCAAGGGCCAACAACACAACAGCTATGAACTTAACGAAATAATCAGACAGTTTCCTTTTACTGAAGAGGAGGCGTTTAGAGATTCTACAAAGAGTAGCTTGTTTAACATACAAAAGATTTATGAGCAGACTCAGTATAACGATGATCTGTATCCAAATCCAATTGTCGTAGGTAACTTTGTTTGGGAGAACGGCAAGCAAGACACAAAGGTTCTATTTAAACCTGATGTTAATGGTCGATGGAGAATAAGCTGGTTACCTCCAGCAGATCTGAGAAATTTAAGAAAAGTAGAAAACAACAAGATTGTCCCTCCCAATCAAACGTTAGGGTGTGGAGGTGTTGACTCATATGATATAGATACTACTGTTGACTACAGATCTTCAAAAGGAGCTTGTCATATTTACAATAAATTTTCTATACAACATCCTTCAAATATGTTCGTTGCTGAGTATGCAAGTAGACCTCCATTAGCAAAAATATTCTATGAAGATATTCTTATGGCTGCTAAGTTTTATGGTTATCCAATACTCATAGAGAATAATAAATATGGTATTGCAAGATATTTTGAGTCAAGGGGTTATGATGGATATCTTATGGATAGGCCCGCTCATCTAGGCGTAGCGTCAAACCACATAAAGACAAAGACAAAAGGCATACCTTCTAACTCTCAAGATATCATACAGGCTCACGCTCAGGCGATTGAGGCGTATATTCACGACCACGTAGGTGTACATCACGAGACTGGGAACTATGGAAATATGTATTTTAATAGAACTTTAGAAGATTGGATTAACTTTAAGATAGATGATCGTACTAAATTTGACTTATCAATATCTAGTGGATTAGCTCTTATGGCAGCACAAAAAAATGTTAAACAAAAAATTAAAACAGACTTTGAAAGCAAGGTGTTTTTTAGGAAAGTACGCCCAATTAAGCGTTAATTCTTATCTGTATCTTTGTACACAAAGCATTTACTAAATGAATTACACTGGAAGCTCATCAAATTATGAGTCTATTTTTCCTGATCCGTTAGCGGAGCAGCCCAAAAAGCTAACAAAGCAATATGGGTTACAGTATGCTAAAGCAATATACTCTCAATGGGGGGGCGTAGATATTGATGGCTCTCTATACTCCAAAAGGTGGAGGGAATTTGAAGTGTCAAGGGATTATGCAAACGGGACTCAAGATACCTCAATATATAAACAAATACTGTCTTCTTTAGACCCGAATAACGGTGATGGATCTATGCTGTCACTAGATTGGACTCCAGTGCCAATCGTTCCTAAGTTTGTAAAAATTGTAGTAAATAAAATTCTTTCTTCTAAGATGTATCCTAATGTAGAGGCTATAGACCCTTTATCTAGGAGTGAAAAAGACATTGAGAAAAATAAAATTAAGATTCGAGTTGAAGAAAGAGAAAGCATTGAAGAAGCAAAAGCTTCTGGATTAAAAGTAAGAGTAGACCCATCACAACTTCCCGAAACGCCAGAGGAGGTAGAGATATTCCTAGAGTCTAACCTAAAAACTGCTGCTGAAGTCGCATCACAGATAGGCATTAACCTAACTCTTTCTTGGAATGATTTTGATGAGCGTATCTACAGAAGGAATGTAGAAGATTTAGTTAATGTAGGTATGGCTGTTGTCAAGAGAGAGAATGACCCTAACTATGGAATTGTAACTAAGTATGTAGATCCCGCTTACTTTATTCATAGCTATACTGACGATCCTAACTTCTCTGATATCGTTTATGCTGGACATATTGAAAGGATGTCTATATCTGAGTTGAAGAGAGTCGCTGGAAATCAGTTTACAGAAGAGCAGTATAAGAATATGGCTAAGACGGTTATGAACCGATATGGTAATAACCCTAACATAATAGGCTCTTCAACATACGATGGTAACCTTGATAGATATAACTATGGATATGACGAGTACACTATACAGGTTATGGACTTTGAGTTCGTGAGTGTAGACAATGTTATATTCGAAAAGAAAGAATCTGCTTATGGAAATATTGGTTTTTACCATAAAGGAAATAAGTACTCAGCACCAACAAATAGTGTTTATGATAGAGAGGCTGTTTATATGCAGAACTCTACGCTATATGGTGGTTGCTTTATCATAGGAACAGAACACATATATAATTATGGCTTAAAAAAGAATGTACCAAAGAATGTACACGACCTAAGCCGTACACGTATGAGCTATAGTGCGATTGCAACAAACATCCGAAGAATGATCCCTAAATCCATAGTTTCTGGAGTAATAGGATTCGCAGATCAGCTACAATTGTCTCACCTCAAGATTCAGCAAGCAATTGCTAAGGCAAAGCCAGACGGTCTTCTTGTCGATATCGAAGGACTAGAAAATGTCCAATTAGGTCGGGGAGGAGAGTTGCAACCACTAGATATTCAAGACATCTACGAACAGACAGGTGTCTTCTACTATAGGAGTAAGAACCCGGAAGGAGGATTTCAAAACCCACCCGTTCGTCCTTTAGACAATACCATCAGAAATATCAATGAGCTTATAGCTTTATACAATCATTATTTAAGGATGATTCGTGATGCTACGGGTATCAATGAGGTTATGGATGGCACATCTCCAAAGGGAGATCAGCTAGTAGGTGTTAGACAACAGCAATTAGCGGCAGGAAATAATGCTTTATATGATATAACAAACGCCTCTTTAGTTTTATACAGAAGGGTTTGCGAAGATATAGTTAAATGCTTACAAATAATTCCTCCTAAGACTATATTGTATCAAGCGTATGAAAAGGCTATAGGTAAAGAGAATATGAGTGTTCTTAGTTCTTTCTCTAAGCTACCTATGTATAATTTTGGTGTTCGTGTCGTTAGTGATATGAATGATGTAGACAAGGCTTACTTAGAGCAAAATATTCAAGTAGCTTTAGCTCAGAAAGAGATTGACTTAGAAGACGCAATTGCAATTAGGCAACTAAGAGATATTGACCAAGCGGAAAGACTACTAGTTGTTCGTAGAAAAAAGAGGATTAAACAGCAACAAGAAACTGCTGCTATGAATTCTCAGATGCAAGCACAGATGAATCAGCAAACAGCGATGGCTAGCTCTCAAGGAAAAATGCAAGAGGAGCAGATGAAAGCTCAGATTGACGCTCAAAGAATACAGATAGAGACTCAGGCAAAAGCTCAACTTATGCAATTGGAGTATGAGTTAAAGATGCAGCTTGAAAACTTAAAAGGTAACTTCGGTATTGCCGAGCAAAGGATAGAGTCTGGCGTTAAACAAACCTTAGAAAGCGAGAAAGAAGACCGCAAAGACGAGCGTGTCAAAAAGCAAGCTGTTCAGCAAAGCAAGTTAATCTCCCAAAGAAAAGGAGAAAGGTCTGAGCTTGAGGATGAAGAGAATATTGTAGACGTTCTTCTCAATGAAGAACAGCAATAGGCGAAGGTAACCCGCCCCCTTTCTTTTTGTAAATTTGTGCTATGGCCGTACAAGTAGATTTTAGAATAGCTCCAGAGGATCAGTTTACATTATTTGATCCAAGCACAAAGAAAAATAAAACAGTTACTTATTTCACCTTACTCGCTAAGATACGTGGGTCTGTAGGTGGTAGCACTGTTGATGATGTATTTTCTCCATCTATAACAAACCCTTTAGATAATCAGTTAATAGTATATAACTCTCAAGAAGATCAATGGGAGAATAGAACTGTAGGTATATTTAATCGACTTATCGTCTCTGGCCAAACAGACGTTGTCGCCTCTTCATTAACGAACTCACTTACCTTCGTTGGAGGAACTGGAGTAACTATAACTACAAATGCTACTACAGATACTATAACTATAAACTCTACAACTGGAACTGTTACTAGTGTAAATATGTCTGTTCCTACGGGTTTTGATATAAGTGGTAATCCAGTAACAACATCAGGAACACTAGCTTTAGGATTTGATACTGGTTACAGTCTACCTACAGATGCCACTCAAGCTACTTGGACGGCAGCATATAATGAGACTATTACCTCTGCTGCTTTTGATACAGCAAACGGAGTTATTACTCTTACTAAAAGAGATACAAATACTATAACTGTAGATATAGATGGAAGATTTATTCCTCTTAGTCAAAGAGCCGCTGCTAATGGTGTTGCTACTCTTGATGGTGGTGGTAAAATTCCAACTTCACAATTACCATCTAGCGTATTTCTTTACTTAGGAACGTGGAACGCAAGTACTAATACTCCAACCCTTGCTGATGGCACAGGAACATCAGGAGATGTATATCGTGTAAGTGTTGCGGGTACTCAAAACTTAGGTAGTGGAAGTATATCTTTTGAAATAGGAGATCTATGTATATATGATGGTGCTGTTTGGCAAAAGTCTGACTCTACAGATGCTGTTACTTCAGTAAATGGATTAACCGGTACTGTCGTTTTAGGAGTTAATAATATTGATGATGTAACTATAACATCTATAGCTGACAATCAATTCCTTGTTTACGATTCAGCTAGTAGTAAATGGAAGAATGAAACTGTTGCTTTACATACGGGTACAGGTACAGGAGGCACGGTAGCTGGATGGCAAGGATCTGGTGTATCTTCAACACTAGGTAACACACCAATCACATTTGCTGGAAATGTTTTAACCACAAGTGGAGATATTAATATTGGTAATTCTGCAAGCTTATATCTTGGAGACTCAAGCTCTGCTACAACGGGTAAAGCTGTTTTTGGAGTAGGGTCTGATTTACAGATTTATCACGATGGTTCTAATAGTTATATAGACGATGCAGGAACAGGAGATTTATACATAAGAGCTAACAATTTACGTTTAGCAAATGCAGATGGGAGTGGTCAATTCATTAATGCTAATAATGGTGGGGCTGTAGAGTTTTTTCATAACAATTCTAAAAAGTTTGAAACTACAAGTGCGGGAGTTACAGTAACAGGAGGTATTCTTTTACCTAACAATAATGACATTGGCTGGGACGGTGGATATAGTGCTGGTAAACCCACACTAGCGGCAGTTGGAACTACCATAAGAATGTTTCCTTCAGGTTCAGTAAGTGGTGAGCAATTTTCATTAACGCCCACAACAGCAACTTTCGCAGGAAACGTAGGTTTAGCAGATAATAAAAGAGTAACATTTGGTGCTGATAATGATCTCAGTATATCTCACGATTCTACTGACAGCTATATCACTAATACTAATGGAGACTTTACAATTAGCAATACTGGAGATGATTTAATACTAAAATCCGCTGATGACTTTTTACTTTATGTTCAAGGCACTGAATTAGCAATACAAGCCGTAGGTGATGGTGGAGTTAATCTTAGACATAATAATGTAAATAAGATTGAAACAACAAGCACAGGTGTTACTGTTTCAGGAACAGTTAATACAGGAGGAGGAAATGCTGCTGCTCCATCTATAATATTCGAAGGAAATACAGACACAGGATTTTTTCATCCAGCAACAGATGAGATAGGTTTTTCTACTGCTGGTTCAGAAAGAATGCGTATTAAATCTGGTGGTAAAGTTCAGTTAAATTCTTATGGATCCGGAACGCATACAGGCACAGCCGCATATACGTTACAAGTAGATTCTTCAGGTAATATCATAGAAGGTTCTGGTGGTGGATCTGGAACTGTAACTGGAACAGGTGTAGCTACAAGAGTTGCTTTTTGGTCAAGCACTTCAGCATTATCAAGCAACGCAAATCTTTATTGGGACAACACTAATGATAGGTTAGGTATAGGGACTGACGTGCCGGGTGCGCCATTAGAAATATTTGGTACAGGAAATACTTTAAGGCTAGATAGCGCAGCTAATGGATCTAAAGAAATTCTTTTTAGAAATGTAGGTACGGGAACAGCTACAATAAAAACAGATGGAGACTTAAAATTATATGCAGAAGACGCAAATAAAAATATTCTATTTGAAACAAATGGTGGCGAAGCAATGCGTATTAATAGTAGTCGTAACGTAGGAATTGGTACAGGATCTTCGGTTGATTCTAAACTTGTTGTTAAAGATGATTCTAGCGTAGTTTATGATGCATCTGCATATCAAAAAACTTTTAGAATAGAAAAGAAAAACACTAGTGGAAGTAATCAGTTTGCTAATATTAGATTTAGTGTAACAGGTTATAGTGGACAGACAACAGCAGAGGCTTCTATAGGTGTAGTTCAAACAAGTAATGTTAGTTCTGGAAACTTAGTTTTTAGTACACGCCACAATGGGACACGTTCAGAAAAAATGCGTATTAAAAGTGACGGCAACGTAGGAATTGGCACTAATAATCCTGCTGCAAAACTTGAAATACATTCAGCTACAAACTCAAATGCTTTTATCATAAAAGAAGATACTGATGACACTTTATCTTTTAAGATGGAGATAGACAGTAGTGATAATGCTGTTTATAAGATGTACTCTAATGGAGAGCAAGCACAAGTACAAATATCTACTGCTGGAGATAGTTACTTTAATGGAGGTGATGTGGGTATTGGAAATACTAACCCTACTGCTAAGTTGGAAGTTAGTGGGACTGTAACAATATCACACGAATCAGGATCTCAAACTTCTCCCACTACTCAGCTTCTTTTTGATAACGATAATATTGATAACGGTGGAGGTTACAATATTGATTTTAAATCAAGTTCTAATGACACTGCCAATAGGTTTATGGCAAGAATACAAGCATTACGAGGCAGTGGTGCAATAAGCAGTTTAGGATTTTTTACAGAAACAGGATCAGCATTAACAAGAGCATTATTATTAGACTCATCACAAAATGCAACTTTTTCAGGAAATGTTTCTGCTCCAGAGTTTGATCTTCCTTCAGGTGGTATGCTTGATTGGGCAAACGGAGATGCGCGTATTATAGAAGGTTTAGTTAATAATTATAGTTTATCATTTCAAACATATGATGGTAGTGGTGCTTCAACAGCATTAAGATTAGATGGAAATAATAATGCAACTTTTTCAGGAGAAGTTGAAGTTATAAATACAAATGGATTAATTACTGGTCGTTCAAGTTCTAGTTCTAATACAAATTCTAGCTTGAGGTTTATGGGCGGTGCTTATACTGGAAACAAAGCAACCGCAATTTTGTATGATGGAGTAAATGGAGAAAATCAACTTTATTTAGGTGGAGGAACAGGTCTTGGAGAGCCTGCCACTAATATAAGATTTCATACAGGTAGTGCAGGTTCTACTGGCGCAGGAACAGAAAAAATGCGTATATCTTCTTCTGGAGCATTAAAGTTAAGTGCTTACGGAAGTGGTACAGTAACAGGAACTCCAGTAAAAGCACTAGCTGTTGACTCTTCAGGTAATGTAATAGAAAGAACTCTTGGAGTAAATGGAAGTGGTGTTGCTACTAGGGTAGCATTTTGGGATGGAACAAATTCAATAAGTAGTAGTGCTAATCTTTATTGGGATAACACTAATAATAGGTTAGGAATTGGAACTAATAATCCTTTTGATCGCGTAACAGTTGATGGTGATATTAGACTTCTATCTGGAAACAAGCTTATTTTAAATAGAGCAAACAACGGAACTAGATCAGAAATAAACACTGACACAACGGGTAAGATAATATTAA